TGAAAAACAATTAAATTATATTAAAATGTCTGAATTAAATAAAATTACACAAGAAGAGTTAACAGAAGTACAAGATCAACAAAAACAAATCCAAGAGTTACTTACTAACATTGGTGTTTTAGAAAGTCAAAAGCATAGTGCTCTTCATAAGATAGCAAGTGTAAATGAAGCTATTGAAAAAACAAAATTAAAGTTAGAAGAGAAATACGGACAAATAAATATTGACTTAAAAGACGGTACATATACTTTATTAGAAAAAGAAAAACAAGATTAATAATGGATAACGTTATTAGAAAAATCAGTATAGGATCTGATTACAAAAATGACGCCATGCATTATTCAGTTGGACAAGAAGTGTATGGTGGTCACGTAATTTCTCATATTTTATTTGAAGACAACGATACATCATATAACATTTTTATTAAGAAAAACGATGAGGTATTGCCATGGAAGAAGTTTAATTCTAACATGGCTATATCTATCGAGTATGATTTACAGTACTAATGAAAAGTGTGTATGATTTTATCGTAAGACCAATCGGTGAAAGATACGCAAACACTAAAAAAATTGGTGATACAAATTTAGTTTTAAATACTAAAATAGAAAACTGGAAGTTTGTAAACAGGTTTGCAGAAGTTGTATCAACACCATTGGCTATAGCAACACCTGTAAGAACAGGTGACATTGTTGTGTTACATCAAAATGTTTTTAGACGGTTTTACAATATGAAAGGTAAGCAAGCAGACAGTAGATCATATTTTAAAGATGATTTATATTTTGCTTCTGTTGAACAAGTTTATTTATACAAACGTAAAAAATATTGGAAGTCTTTAAACGACAGATGTTTTATTATACCTATAAAGAATACAGACACTCTAACGACACAAAAAGAAGTTAGTAATGTTGGTATATTAAAAATAGGTAATAGCTTCTTAAAAGAGCTAGAAATAATGCCAGGTGACTTAGTTACATTTAAAGCTGGGTCTGAATGGGAGTTTAATATAGACAATGAGCGTTTATATTGTATGAAATCAAATGATATTTTATTAAAACATGGATATAAAGAAAACCAAGCAGAGTATAATCCACGCTGGGCATAAAGCAGTCGATGAGTTAATAAAAGTAGCTAAAGAACCTATTGTAGATTCTGACGATGACATATCAGCTGATCGTTTAAAAAACGCGGCTGCTACAAAAAAATTAGCTATATTTGATGCGTTTGAAATACTTCAACGTATACAAGAAGAAGAGGATATGTTAAACGAAAAACCTAAAGAAATTAAAGAAAGATCTTTTAAAGGTTTTGCAGAAGGAAGGTCTAGATAATGTATACTCAAACCCTTTACAAAGTATTAGATGATCATATAAAACCTAATATAATTAAAAGAAATAATAGGTATAAAAAATGGAAATATGGTTATAACAAAGAACACGATGTTGTTGTAATAAGTAAAACAGGTGAGATAGGTGAAATATATGAAATACAAAATTTAAAAATAGCTTTACCTAAGCAACCAAAAGAAGTACATACATTTAAATCTAATACTTGGGAATACACCCAAATACCAGAGCAATTAAAAAAAATAAAAACAATCTTTGATTGGGAGCAATACCCTATTGATTTTAAGGAAACCTGGTATGATTACATTGATCAAGAATTTACTCGAAGAGACGAAGGCTTTTGGTTCTATAATAAAAGTTTGGCTACTTATATTACTGGTACTCACTTTATGTACTTGCAGTGGTCCAAGATTGATGTTGGGAAACCAGACTATAGGGAAGCAAACAGATTATTCTTTATCTTTTGGGAAGCTTGCAAAGCAGACGAGCGCTGCTATGGAATGTGCTACCTTAAAAACAGACGTTCTGGGTTTTCCTTTATGGCCTCGGGAGAAGTGGTTAACTTGGCAACTATATCGTCCGATAGTAGATATGGTATATTATCAAAATCCGGTCCTGATGCAAAGACCATGTTTACAGACAAGGTGGTGCCCATATCGGTCAATTATCCTTTTTTTTTCAAACCAATACAGGACGGCATGGACCGACCAAAGACAGAGCTTGCGTACAGGGTACCAGCCAGTAAATTCACGAGGCGTAAGATACTTGCAAACGAACCGCAAGAACAATTACAAGGTCTCGACACCACGATCGATTGGAAGAACACAGGTGACAACTCCTACGACGGTGAGAAACTAAAGCTCCTTGTTCACGATGAGTCGGGTAAATGGGAAAGGCCAAACAACATTCTCAACAACTGGCGTGTCACAAAAACCACGTTAAGGTTAGGTAGTAGAATTATAGGTAAATGTATGATGGGTTCAACGTGTAACGCGTTAGATAAAGGTGGTGACAATTTTAAAAAATTATACTATGACTCAGACGTTACAAAAAGAAACCGCAATGGACAAACTCGCTCAGGACTATATAGTTTGTTCATACCTATGGAATGGAATTACGAGGGATACATTGATTATTATGGATTACCTGTATTCGAAACACCGACAGAAGAAGTTCAAGGACCTCATGGAGAATTTATAAATTTAGGTGTAATTGATTATTGGCAAAATGAAGTTGATGGTTTAAAAGGTGATCAAGATGCTTTAAACGAATTTTATCGTCAATTTCCTAGAACTGAAGAACACGCTTTCAGAGATGAAGCTAAACAATCATTGTTTAACTTAACAAAAATATACGAGCAAATAGATTTTAATGGTGATCTTAAAAATAGTTCACTAGTTACAAAAGGTAGTTTTCAGTGGAGAGATGGAATAAAAGACACTGAAGTAATATTTGTACCAAATAATAGTGGTAGATTTAATATAACTTGGGTTCCACCTACAAATCTTCAAAATCGTGTAATACTTAAAAATGGAGTTAAATATCCTGGAAACGAAGATCTTGGTGCTTTTGGTTGTGACAGCTATGATATATCGGGTACCGTAGATAACAGAGGTTCTAATGGAGCTTTACATGGTCTAACTAAATTTAGTATGTTAGATGTTCCACCGAATCATTTCTTTTTAGAATATATAGCTAGACCTCAAACAGCTGAAATATTTTTTGAAGACGTATTGATGGCTTGCGTATTTTATGGTATGCCATTGCTTGCAGAGAATAACAAACCTAGACTCTTATATCATTTAAAAAGAAGAGGTTATAGAGGTTATTCAATGAATAGACCTGATAAGATTTATAATAAACTATCAGTGTCAGAAAGAGAAATAGGTGGTATACCTAATTCAAGTGAAGACATTAAGCAAGCTCATGCAGCTGCAATAGAAACTTACATTGAAAGTTATGTAGGTTATGATGGAAATAAATATGGCGATATGTATTTTCAAAAAACATTAAATGATTGGAGTAGATTTAATATAAACAATAGAACAAAACACGATGCTTCAATTAGTTCTGGTCTAGCCATTATGGCTTGCAACAAGCATCGATATAGACCAATACCAAAAAGAGAACTAGTGTCATATGATTTAGGTATAAAGCGATATGACAACACTGGTAGTGTTTCGAAAATTATACGATAAATGAATATAAACTATAATGCTAATAGCGCTTTTCCCAATCAGGTGGTACCTTTGGAGGAAAAAATGAGTTTAAAGTATGGTAAGCAAGTTGCTGACGCTATACAATCAGAATGGTTTGCGCAAGGTAGAACTAACGGTAATAGGTATTTGACTACGTTTAATAATTATCATACTCGTAGATTATATGCTAGAGGTGAAC